CTTGCTGACCAAGAAGTTCCATTCCATATAGGTATTTTGCGTTCTACAAGTGCATTAATACTTCTAGCATTTACAGCTGAAAGCTGTTCAGTAGCTTTCATTCTTACAGCCATTATTGTAGCACCAGTGTACGTTAATACTGAGTTAGTAATAAAAGCACGCATGCCCTCCCAATTTAATTTATCATGCCATCTAGGATTGGCAGATCCATCATTTTGACTTCTTCGAGCTCGTATTTGATAACGTCCTAGTGGAACAGCAAAACTCAAAGTAATATGATATGGTTCTCTAATCGTATTTTCTTGATATTGTGTAATACCATTAGTCCATGAGCCAATTGGAGTTCCAGCATCATTTATTTCGAGATAATCAACAATTATGTTTCCTGCAGACATCGATTGTACATCACCATCACTCTGCGTTCGAAAAAGACCTTCTGAGAATACAAAATCAACAGAAATTTTATTTGTTTTTGTTAGTGTAGCATTAGCTGTAAAAGGACCTACATTAGTAGTAGTCATGTAATTATTGGCTACTTCTATAGAAACCTCTATATTTGATGGAAATAAGGTAATAGGTCCTTGGTATAAAATTTCAGAACTTACTTCTTCGAAACCAGCTATTGGAGTGTCAGAAATACGTAAATTAGTAACATTATATTCTCCCAACCCTATACAAAAAAGTTGGTGCAGATATTGTACATTACTAGCATATTCAAACCAAGGTTTAGCAAGAAGATCTGGATAACTCTGCATTTTTCCATATTGAACTGGAACAGGATTACCTATTTGAGCAAAGTTAGATTGAGCTCTAAGATTATAAGTGTTAGATTGCCCAGTATCAGAAGGAGTTCCAGGAAGTTGTGTAAGAGTATAAATAGAAATAGCAACAGCAACGATAGCCATTGCCCAAAGGATCCATGGAGCAATATATCCAGGTTCAAGGAATGTAGAAAAAATATCGCCATCTTGAATGACATAATCAAGATCAGAAAGTTCTTCTCTATTCAAGAAAAGTAATTGTGGAAGTACATCCCCAATATATTCTCGAATTGTTTTACCAGGATCTATTTCAAAAGTATGAAGTTCTGGTTCAAAAGGATTACATATTACTATTAATTGAGCAGAGCTCATAATATTCTATCCTTTTAAAACCTTGTTTTTTAAGTTGAACTTCATCATGAGCTGCTACTAAAGCTCCTTGAAATGCATGTAAAATTTTACCTTGATCAAGTTCTGTATATATTCCAACATGGTGTATAAAAGAACCTTTTGACAAAGCTACAACATTTAAATCTATGGGGGTAGACACTCTGGTCCACATATTATTTTTAGATTGTATTTCCATTGTGCGAGTTATTTCTCTTATATTATCAATCATAATCCCAGAAAATTCTGGAAGTTCTATTGATAATTCTTTTTCATACACTTCTCTAATAAATTGCCAGCAATCTTTTTGAGAAGTTCCAACGTAATTTTCTGCCCAATTCATCTTTGTAATCCTGGAGCAAATGCATTACTATATAAGAAACCAGGAAATTTATCATTAAAAAATTCAAAGAATGTAGCTGTTAGTCTAATTTCAAATACTGTAATATTTCCTGATTTTATTTGAAATTTAGGAGGCGGATTAATAATTGGCGAAGTTATTTGAGATTTCGCATAAGTACGCCAAAAACAAGTAATCGCGCCTCCATTTCCTCTAGCGCGGTCCATTTGTGAAGTAAGTCTTCTATCAACATTAGGAATCAGGATATCCACAGCCTGACGCCCTTGATCTCCTTTTTGGGGTTTTCTAAGATCAAAAGGACAAGCAGTAAATATTACTGCTTGATTAGGATTAATTAGAGCTGTAGATTCAAGAGTTAACACATAATCTTTAGGTTGATTTACTAATCTTTCAGGAGCAGCAAATGACGAATGGTGAAATTCAAGAGTATCAATGAAAAAATCACTAGATGGAGGAGATACAGCAATATTTTTATACAGACTAGGAAAAGCCATTATGGTACCCTTGTAATGCCGCGTGGTGTTAGTGTAAGAGCTTTAACACCAATTCTAATAGTTCCTGTATATATGTCCAAAGAAGATTCAGCAGGAATTGTTAAGTTTGGAATCCTAAAATCAAATGAAACTAAATATGATGTTTCTCTGAATTCCCAATTTATAGATCCAGGTTGAATGAATCCATCCATTAGAGTAATAACCATAGTTGCATCAAGTAATGGCATTCTCTGAATAATTTCAGAACCATCTTTTGCTTTATATCTTAACCATGAATTAAAATATGAAAATTGAGTTGCATCCATAAACATTTTTAATTTGATTATAGTCCATGGATCATCAAATGTTTTACGTCTTTTAGTAGAAGACGGAAATTGAGTATCACGCATAGGCATTTCTGCCGAACCAACATATCCAATTCTTTGAGTTCTAGGAAACTGTAAAGGCCAAAGCGCCATTATAGTCTCCCTCTGTTACGTTGAATACCAAAAGTTCGTTCCATTGCAGTTGATGTTTCTGAAGATCCAGACATCAATCCATTAGCTATTCGTTTATCAATTTGATTAAATATAATATCCAATTCAACTCCTGATGGAGTATCTCTCCTATTCACTGATGGTTGTTCGCTAGAACCAATAATATTTACAACGACATTAGCACTTCCACCTCCTGATGAATTATCCATTCGTCTGAGAGGAGCTATTATGCCTTGATCTGGGGGAATAAAATATTGTTTTCCACCGCTGGTTTTAAACATTTCTGGAGTTCCATCTTCACCAACTTGATATGGATTACCCCTAGAAACGAAACCACCAAACTTTCTACCAGTTGCCGCAGTTCCAACAGCAGTAGCTGCAGCTTGAACTCCAGCAATAATTGCAAGATTAGCTGAAATACCAGCAGCTAGTGCTGCGGCTCCTGTTGCATCAGCTGTTCCTAAAGTTGCAACTGACGCAAGAAAAGCAGGAGTTGCCCATGCTGCACTAGCTGCTGTAGCGGCAGCAATAGTTGTTGCAGTAGCTGAAGCAGTTAAAGTTTTACCAAGTATGGCATTCAATGCCATCTGAATGCCCATCTTGACAAGAGCACTTATAATATCTGCTACAATCGATCTACCAATTTCATTGATAGCTGTTTTAAAATCTTGACCATAAGCTACGGCTTGACCTATTGCATCAGCAACATCGTTAATTGCTTTACCTGCCATTCCGCCGAATACTTCTTGCATTTTAACGCCGATACCATCAAGATCTTCACCTAGATATGATAGTTCAGCTCGCATTCCTCTAAAGAAATTACTCGCATCTATAGTAGCAATTCTTGAAAGTCTTTCAGTAGCTACATTTGCTTGATCTTCAGTTATAATTCCATCTCTTAAAAGAGATTGAATATCCAAAATATCTTGATATAATCCAGTTCTAACTGCATTACTCATCTGTCCAGCAGATTCATAAAAAGTTTGAAGCTTAGAGGCAGTTGCAGATTGAAAATTTTGGAGATCTTCAAGATATTTCTTTTTATTCAGTTCATTGAATCTATCTAGTCCTTGACCAGTTAAACCTTGTTCTAAAGCGTCCTTAGATCTGCTGGCAAAATCTTCTATTGCCTTAGATACATCGTTAAATCCGGCTGATAGTTTATTGACATTAAGAAATTTATCAATTTCAAAAATATTAGCGAGTCTTTCTTTAGCTACTTTTGCTGCTTCTGGAGATATGAAATTATCGCGTACAGCTTGATCTATATCTCCTTCTTGAATAGCTAGGGAAGCTCTTAGAGCTGCTTCCATGTCTCCCATCATTTTATAAAATGCTTCTTTTTTCTTGAGCTGAGCTTGAACAAAATTATGTATATCGTTAATATACTTTGTTCTGAGTATATCAAGAACATTAGCTTGTATTTCAGGAAATTGAGTAAGTTCGTTCTCAACTCGTCCTTTTAATTTGTTGTATTCAGAAATAACTTTTTCAAGACCGCCAGCATAGGTTTTTATCTGTTCGATTAATTTGTCTTGGGCAGGGGTTAGTTTAAGAGGTTCAATTGTGTGAGTAGTATTAAACACACTTTCATCTATACTTTTTAATACTGGAGTTAATTTGTTGAATGCATCTTTAAGATTTCCAGCGGATATTTCAACAGATCCAGTCCATGTATCTATTTTTTCCTTTGATTCTTTTAACCACTTAGAAAAAGATCCTTCTTCAAATGGAATATCTACTTTTGTTGCATCAGCAAAATTAGTGAACATCTGAGCAATTTCTTTCATGCCAGCAGAATCTGCTTTTCCTGCTAAATCAGCAAATCCTCTTGAAAGAGAATTTACAAAAGTATCTACAAAACCGTTTGCTGCGGATTCTCCAAGAGCTATCCACATTTCTGCAACAATAGAACCAAAAGTAGTAAAAAGTCCAAGAATAGTAGAAAGTCCAAGAGTATAAGCGTGAAGAACTATATCCCATATTCTAATGAAAATTCGACCAGCAGTAAATACTGCAAGGAAAGATTTGTCGAATGCATCATTATTATCTTTTATGAACAAAGTAAAATCGTTCTGTAACCGAGTTAATTCAGATTGAGATGTTTTAATAGCTCCAGGAAGAGAAGCTCCAAAAGTTTCTTCTAATCCTTTAGCCAACTTAGGAATAAAATCATCTGCAAAAACTCTACCAGTTGAAACCATCTTGTCAAGTTCTCTGGTAGTGATACCCATGGCTTTTGCAGCAATTGCAAATGCACCAGGAATGTGTTCAGATAATTGACCTCGAAGTTCTTCTGCTTGAACCTTAGCTTTTGACAACATCTGCGTAAGAGCTCTAAAAGCTCCTTCAGTTCTCATTGCATCAAGGTTCAATACTCGAGCAGTTTCAGATACCTGAGTAAATACAGTCCATAATTCTCTAGTACTAAGAGTTGTTTGTCCTGCTGCACCCCGAAGTTTATTCCACTGTTCAGCAAGAGTTGCAAAAGACAAACCAAGTTTTTGAGATAGTCTTCCTACTTGTTCAAGTTCATCATCACTTTGTTTCATTGATCCGGTGAAAGCCATCAAACCATTTCTAGCAGATATAATTGAATTGTTTATTTCAAATATCTGACTAAGAATTTTTACAGCACCAAATCCAGCAAACAATTCACCTAAAACAATACGAGTATCTCGAAAAGCTTTGCGGGTTTTTGATAATTCTTCTTGAACACGAGTTCCAAAACCTCTAGAAACGTCATTACCAGCTTTAGTTGCGGTTCCAGCAAAACGTCTTAGATCGGCTTCAGTATCAGCAATAGCACGAGCAGCATCAGTATTATCAACTGTAATCTTTGTATTGACTGTTGTCATAATACTATTTCTTTGCCTTCTGTTGCTGTTCCATTCTTTTCCTAGTAAAATCTAGGAAAATAGAATCAAGACGTTGAATAGTATTAAGAGTAAATTCGATATCATAAGGAGATGGAAATAAATCAAAATACTGTTTAATCTCCACGAAAGATATAGGATTAGCAGAATATCCAGTTGTTCTTGTAGCGCTTAGACGAGAAAAAGTAGTTAGAAACCATTCTCCCATTAAATCTAACTCTGGTAAATCGTCTAATGGAGTAAGAGTCCCATCCTTTCTTAATTCTTCAAAGAACGCAACATCAGACCCATACTCCATCCACCATTCCAGAGCTTCTACGACTTTCCA